GGCTCAGCGCGTGGCGCTGGCTCAGGAGCAGCTGCGACTGGCGCAGAGTAATCCTGAGATGCACAATCTGCACGCCGCGTACCGTCGGATGTATCAGGCTCTGGAAGTGCAGAACATTGACGACATCCTGCCGCAACCACAGCAGCCGCAGCCGATGGACCCCGTCATGGAGAACGGTCGGGCTCTGGTGGGCACTCCGCTGCAGGCATTCCCTGATCAGCAGCACGACGAGCACATCAAGGCGCACGTAGCGTTCTACAAGCTGCCTCTGGTACAGGCGACACCGCATGCGCTTTTGGCCATTACAGCGCACATCATGGAGCACGTTGCGTTGTTTGCGAGACAGCAGATGATCGAGCAGACACAGCAGCTCATCCAGCAGATGCAGATTGCGGTGCAGTCTGGCGCCATGGACGCGCAGCAGGCCCAGCAGCAAATCATGCAGGCGCAGGCCGCATTGCAGGACCCCAAGCACTCAGCAGATTACGCAGCTCTTCTGCAGCGTCAGATCTTTGAGCAGCTGGTGCCTGAGCTTACACCGCCGCAGCCGGACCCAATGGGTGACCCACTGGTGCAAATCCGCAATACTGAGCTCCAGCTCAAGCAGCAGGAACTCATGCAGGACGGCCAGATCGATCAGGCCAAGCTCCAGCTTGATCAGGCCAAGATTGCGCAGAAGGCCGCGGGCGAGGCCGCGCGTCTCGAGTTGCAGGAGCAGATTGCTGACGACCGCAACGAAGTGAACCGCGATCGAATCTCTGCACAGATGCAAATGGCGCAACAACGCAACCAAGGAGGTCAGTGATGCCGCTCAAGACAGGTAAGTCCCAAGAGGCAATCTCATCCAACATCGGTACCCTCCGCGACGAGGGGCGCCCGCAAAAGCAGGCGGTTGCCATTGCTTTGTCCAAGGCGGGGAAAGCACAGAAAAAGGCTGGCGGCGGGATCATCTCTTCGTTCAGCCGCATTGCAAAACCACAGATCTTCCGGGGGACCTTCTAATGCCTACTCTTACCATCACGTTTGGGGAAATGACCCCTGTCGACAAGTACGAGGAAAAGGAAGGCGGCGCGCGCTGCCCGCTTCCGACGCAGGACCCTGATCTGAACGCCAAGAACAAGGAGAGCGCTGCGGAGACGGCCGATTACCGCAATCCGTCGGAAGACGGCAGCCTTGTCTCGGGAGAGGTCTGCGGCACTTGCGCGGCTTACAACCAGACCGAGGACGTTCTCGACTGCATCGACGACGAGTCAGGGGATCTGGGATACTGCCAGCTGTTAAAATTTGTGTGTTCATCCGATCATGTGTGTGATAAATGGGCAACAGGTGGTCCGATCACAAGTGACATAGAAGACAGCTACAACGAGAACCTATGATGGATGTAGTGGATTTCGCGTCACATGTGTACAAACTACTGCGCCGCCGCGAGGACGACATAAAAGAGTGCCTCGCCGCGGACGGTCTTCCCAGCTGGGAGGAGTACAAGAAACTGGTTGGAGAGCTTCGGGGCCTCTCCTACGCATCCAGTGAAATCAAAGCCCTGCTGGAGAGACACGCTGACTATGACGAAGACACTTTTTCTTCCTGACCACGTCGCGCAGAAAATCAAATCCGACCGAGGGGGAGAGTCAACACCTCTCCCTGCTGCCACGGACGAAGATTCTCTAAACAAGGCGTACGTAGACGCGGCTGACCGCGTCCTTGATCCCGCCCTTCTTGAAAAACCACTGCTTGACCGCCTGCCCCAACCAACGGGCTGGCGGATTTTGGTCATGCCGTATCAAACGGCTGTCCAGACAAAAGGTGGTTTGTTCATCCCGGACGAGATCCGAGACCGTGAGACGGTGGCCACTGTGGTGGCCTATGTGCTCAAGGTAGGCCCGCTTGCCTACAGAGATCCCAACAAGTTTGGCCCGGACCCAGAGCCGTGGTGCAAGCAGGGTGATTGGGTCTGCATTGGCCGGTACGCCGGTTCCCGGTTCAAGATCGACGGCGGCGAGATTCGCGTCCTAAATGACGACGAAGTAATCGCGACCGTTCTTGAGCCCACTGACATCAAAACCGTTTAAGGAGAATCCTATGTCTGAAGAACAAGAGGATCTCGGCCAAGAGATCATTATCGAGCAGGAGGGAGGAGACGAAGATGAAAATCAAAAAGTCTCTGTGGCCTCCGGCGAAGGCGACGAGAGCGAGCTAGAGACCTACAGTAAGGGTGTCCAGAAGCGCATTTCTCGCCTGACAGAAAAGTTTCGCAAGGAAGAGCGCGACCGCGAAGAGGCTGTTCGCTTCTCTCAGCAGCTTCTGCAGGAAAAGCAGCAGCTCGAGGGGCGTCTCAAGCAGCTCGACAGCGGGTACTTGAATGAGTACGGCGCGCGTATCGAAGCGCAGATCACCTCGGCTCGTCGCAACTACAAAGACGCGTACGAGGCGGGCGACACGGATCGCATGATCGAGGCCCAAGAGGCTCTGGCCCGGGCAAGCTCTGACAAGGAGCGCTACGATCTTGCAAAGCGGCGTGCGGACCAGCGGGTAGAGACGGCACCTGTTGAGACGCAGCAGTACCAGCAACAGCCCGCACGGCAGCAACAGCAGCAGGCGCCACAGGCGCAGGTTGACCCAAAGGCTCAGGGCTGGGCTGAGAAGAACACGTGGTTCGGTCAGGACGAAGTCATGACCTATGCCGCGTTTGGTATCCATCGCAAGTTGGTCGAGGAAGAAGGATTTGACCCGCAGAGCGATGACTACTATAGTGAGATCGATCGTCGGGTTCGTACGGAGTTTCCGCACAAGTTCAAGACGGCCAACACATCGGGGAAAAGTCAGGTCGCTCCCGCTGGCTCTTCGGCATCCCGCAGCACGAACAAACAGGGGCGCAAGACCGTGAGGCTATCACCGTCACAGATCGCCATTGCTAAAAGGCTCAATGTTCCTCTCGAGGAATACGCAAAGTACGTAAAGGATTAATCTGATGACTGAGAACACTCGCACACCACGGTCCGCTACCACGCGTGAAGAAACCACGCGCCGTAAACCATGGGCACCGCCCAGCCACCTTGCTGCACCAGAAGCCCCTGCGGGCTATGTGCATCGCTGGATTCGAATCGCTATGCGCGGCGAAGAGGACAAGATGAATGTCCACTCCAAGCTGCGTGAAGGATGGACCCCCGTCCGCGCCGATGAGTATCCAGACTATGAGTCTCCGACGATCGACGATGGTCGTTACTCGGGAATCATTGGCCAAGGTGGCCTGATGCTGTGTCGTATTCCTATCGAAACTGCTCACGAACGATCCGCGTACTACGGGCTCCGGACCCGCGAACAGATGCAGGCTGTCGATCAGGACTTAATGAAGGAGTCACATCCTTCGATGCCGATTCATCAGACTCGGCAGAGTAAAGTCTCATTCGGTGGACGTGGGTCCTCCGACTAACAGCAAAAGGAGCTGAAAATGGCCAATATCAATGGCGCATTCGGTCTTCGTCCCATCGGCAAGGTGGGTCAGAATACCAACAGCACCGGTTCGACCGAGTACCGTATCGCCGCAGGCAATACAAACGCGATCTATCAGGGTTCCCCTGTCATCCCACTTGCAGCCGGTGTCATCGACATCGTTGGTGCAGCAGCGGGCGGCACGGTAGGTCTGTTGGGCGTGTTCCAAGGCTGCGAGTACGTTTCGGCAACAACCGGTAAGAAGGTCTGGTCCAACTACTGGCCCGGGTCTGGTGCAGACACAAACTTCCCTGTCAAGGCGTTCGTCTACGACGACCCAGCACAGCTGTTTGTTGTCGCAACATCCAACGTGGTCGCAGCAGCGAACACAGAAGCAGAAGTCCGCGCGGCAATTTTTGCCAATGCGAACTTTGCTCTGGCCACATCGGGAGGCACCATCACAGGTATCTCGTCGGCTACGCTCGACCTGAACACCATCGCCGATACCAACACGCTGAACCTGCGCATCATGGGTATCCAAGAGGATCCTGAGAACGCCGACTTCACCGCAGCTGGTATCCCTGTAATCGTGCGTTTGAACAACCACTTCAATTCGTCGAATGGCGCAATTGCTGGTGGCACTGTTTCGACGACCGGCGTGTAAGGAGGACTAGCACATGGCAATCTCTCGCGCACAACTTGCGAAAGAACTCGAGCCGGGCCTTAATGCCCTGTTCGGAATGGAGTATGGTCGCTACGAAAACCAGCACTC